TATTCCTTCCATTATTTCATATATTATTTCTCTTTCTATCTCATCATTATTCATTAATTTCTTTCTTATCCTATTAAATAATATTATTAATACTTTCGCTATATAATATCCTTGTATCTGTAATTTATTTATTTTACTATATCTATTTAATTCCGTCAAAAACATTATTCCCACTATATAATCTATATCTTTTATCTCTCTTATATCTTTTTCATCCTTCCTTAGAAATTCCTCTAATGCCATCTTATATAAATATACATTACTACTCTTCTTTATTATTATCTCCATTCTTATAATCTATCTCCCCATTTTTTATTTCTTTATTAAACTTTATATCATTATCACTAATCCTTTACTCGTCCTCGTTATTCCTGTATATATACATTTTAACACCTCTTCTCTATTCCTATTACCTATTATATCATTCATATCTAAATATACATTCCTAAATGTTGAACCCTGACTTTTATGTACTGTTATACTATATCCATAATTTATATCAGCAAATACATCTATTACATTATTATGCCAATCTTTCCATATCTTCATTATCCTTTTATCTATTAAATCATTTTGTTCTGTTTTTTTCATTTCTTCTATTTTTAATTTATTTACTCTTTTATATGCACTTTCTCTTAATGAATTTACTTGATTCTCAAATTCTTCTTGTATTTTCTTATATTTATTTTCTTCTACCGGATCTATCATCATTATATTATATATTTCTTCTTTTTCTTCTTCAATATTTATTTTTTCTATTTTTAATCTTAATATTTTTATATTTTCTTTTATTAATTCATTAATTTTTAATATATTTCTCGCTATTAATAATGCAATATCATCATTCATATTTTTTATTTTTGTGGTTTTTATATCTTCTATTTTATAATTATCTTTATTAAATTCTAATAATTTTATCTGTTCTGATGTATGAAATGATATTATTTTTTTTTCTTCTTTATTTTCTTCATTATTTTGATTATTTTTTATAATTATTCTATGATAATCATTAAATATTAAAATTTCTCCTTTTTCAAATATTTCTAAATCTTTTTTATTAAATATTTTATTTCTTACATAATTATTATATTCATTACAGGCTTTATTTGTCCATGTTAAAATTATATTATTTTCATTCTTTTTATTATATCCTATAAAATCTCTTAACCATTTCTTTTTCTCATTTATCATATATATATTTACATCTTCACTCTTATATTTTAATATTTTTGGCATATCCTCATCTTTTTGAGATAATACCCATTTTCTTTGTTGTGTTGATAGTTCTAATATAAAATTATTATTTGTTCTTACTACTTTATCTAAATTTAATCTTAATATATTCTTTTTAAATATTTCACTATTTTTTTGATTTACTGGTGGTAATTGTGCTGGATCTCCAACATATATTATTTTTACCATTTTATTTATTTCTTTTTTTATTTCTTCATTTATATCTTTTATTATTTGATTTGATAACATACTACATTCATCTATTACTATTATATTATATTTATTTAAATTTGGTTCTATTTTACTTTTTGCAAAATATTTTTCACCATTATTATTTATATAACTCTTATAATTTAATAATCGATGAATAGTCATTATATCTATATTTTTTGATATATTTTCTTTATTTTCAAATAATTTCGATTTTGCTATATTTACTGCTTTATGGGTTGGTGCTACTATTGCTATTTTTTTTATATTGTATTTCTCTTTATCTTCTATCATTTCATTTATTAATTTAGTTATTAATGTTGTCTTTCCAGTTCCTGCATATCCTATCAGTACTAATTCATTATTCGTATTATTATTAATTATATAATTAATTAATTGATTATAAATATTATTTTGTTCATCTGTTAAAATTATCATATAGTATTTATTAATATTATCTTTTTTTTTCAATTTTTTATATATTTTATATATATATATATATATAATGTACGAAACTGATTATTTAAGAAATTTAGTTGATAAAACATATTTATCAGACGCTGATAAATTAGTAATTGCTGATATTATTAAATTAATTATAGCTAAAAAAAATAATAACAATGTTAATTTATGTAAACAAACTGTAAAAATTATAGATGAATTTGTTTCTGAACTATCTTTAGATAATACTTTATATAATTCAAGTATAAATAATTTTGTTAATGAAAATATAATTAGTATAAAAAAATTTGATTTATCACGTAAAGAAATAAATTATTCACAAATTTTAAAAAATAATACTGAAAATGGATTTGAATTACCAGATAGTAGTTTATTAAACGATACCAAATTAAGTATAGTTAATGAAAAAAAACAAAAAGGTTTAGATCTTACTGATTCTGAAAAAAAATTTGCTCTTTTTATAGAAAAAAAAACATTTGCAGATATGATGACAGAATTAGTTTCTACAAATGTTATATTTAATGATAAAGAAAAAGATATTTTATATAATTTCCAATATTTAATTAATAATTCTTTTAATAAAATAATTTTAGAATATATAAAATTAAATAATTTGCCAGAAAATAGTGTAATGTTTACTTATAAAGGAGGTACTACTATGGCTATTATCTTCCAAAAATATAAAAAATTACTTTCTAATAATTCACCATTATTTAATTATTTACAAGATTTATTCAAAAGAAGTGATTCTGATTATCAAATTTTTATTCAATATAATTTATTTACTGATGATGAATATAATAAAATTTTATGTGATATTAGTAAAATTACTATTATTATTTTACAAAAAATTAAAGAATTTATTTCTTCTAATTATTCTTGTATTGTTCCGATTCAAAATATTACTGAAGATATACTTAAAAATCAATTAGAAAGATTTAATAATAAATTAAATGAAATTAAAAAAACCGAAAAATTATTATATATTAATAATATCTCTGAATTTGTTGGTATTTCTTATGGTAATACTAAATATTTTTCCTCTCCTATTCCAGATAATTTTACTTACATTTCTACTAATAATTTAAGTGATCCTATTGATACTAAATCAGTTAGTGAAAAAGAATTAGAAATGAAAAATAATAAATTTATTTCCAATGTTAGAAATGATTTTTATATTTCTATTAAAAGTTCAGGAACTGATTTGATTCGTGAATTAGTTTCTATTCATAAAAATAATGACAAAAATCTTGGTATATATTTAACTGGTAATGATACTTTAAGATATAGTGAAAATGGTCCTACTACTAATTTCGTATTATTTAGACTAAAAATTAATTTCGTTGTTTATTATAAAAATAATCTAAATCATTATGGATTTTTCTTTATTCCATCTGAATTAGTTGATGTCAGTATTTCTAAAAGAGATGATCACAAGATTAGAAAATTAATTATTAACGAATATTGTAAAAAATATAATATTGGTAATTTAATATTTAATTCTTACTCTATTAAAGGATTTATTGATGATATTAATAAACAATTATTTATTGAAGTCGTTTATCCTTGGCTTTCCGTTAAATATAATAAAAAAGTTAATCGTGTTTCTTTCCTTTTAATTATATACTTTATTAATAACTTTAAAGAAAATATTTTTATTACTCAATTTAAAACTTTTATTAATACTGCATCTAATGATAATTTAAATAAATTATCAGAAATTGAACCTAAATTTAATGATGATAATATTAATGAATTCTTTAAATATGTTAATGAAATTTATAATAATTCACTTATTAATCCTGATACTTTCGATTTTAAAGGTTTCGAATCTTTTAAAAAATCTATTATTGATGTCATTAATCTTTATGTTAATGAAAATATTAATACTGATTTTAATAATGATATAGAAAGTATCCCTTATCTTAAAAAATACCACAAATATAAACAAAAATATTTACAACTTAAAAATAAATTATAATTTCTTTTTATTTTATATATGTTTATAATTTATATATATATATGAGTAATTTAAATAAAGAAGTTTGTATAACAACAGAAAATCTTATCAATAATTTTGTTTTGAAATTATCGTTAGATGATATTTTACAAGATAATATTATAAATAATTATGTTAATGAAATGCCTATTAATTTTTCAAAAATAGATAGTTTAAAAAATAAAATTAATTATTCACAAATTTTAAAAAATAATTCTGAAAATGGATTTGAATTACCAGATAGTAGTTTATTAAACGATACCAAATTAAGTATAATTAATGAAAAAAAACAAAAAGGTTTAGATCTTACTGATTCTGAAAAAAAATTTTCTCTTTTTTTAGAAAAAAAAGTATTTGCAGATTTAATGACTGAATTAGTTTCGACACAAGCTATATTTAATGATACTGATAAACATATTTTATATAATTTTCAATATTTAATTAATAATTCTTTTAATAAATTAATTTCACAATATATAAAAACAAATAATTTGCCAGAAAATAGTGTAATGTTTACTTATAAAGGAGGTACTACTATGGCTATTATATTTCAAAAATATAAAAATTTACTTTCTAATAATCCAAAATTATTTAATTATTTAAAGGATTTATTTAAAAGAAGTGATTCTGATTATCAAATTTTTATTCAATATAATTTATTTACTGATGATGAATATAATAAAATTTTGTGTGATGTAAGTAAAATTACTATTAATCTTTTACAACAAATTAAAGAATTTATTTCTTATAATTATTATTATATTGTTCCCATTCAAAATATTACTGAAGATATACTTAAAACACAATTAGAAAAATTTAATAATAAATTAAATGAAATTAAAAAAACCGAAAAATTATTATATATTAATAATATCTCTGAATTTGTTGGTATTTCTTATGGTAATACTAAATATTTTTCTTCTCCTATTCCTAATAATTTTAATTATATTTCTACCAATAATCTTAATAAAGAATTATCTTGCCAAACACTTCTAGAATCTGAAAAAAGATTTAAAAAAAATAAATTTATCCCTAATGTTAGAAATGATTTTTATATTTCTCTTAAAAATACATCTACTGATTTGACTCGTGAATTAGTTTCTATCCATAAAAATAACACAAATAATCTTGGTATCTATTTATCTGGTAATGATACCTTAAGATATAGTGAAAATGGTCCTATTACTAATTTTATATTATTTAGACTTAAACTCAATTTTGTTGTTTATTATAAAAATACTAATGATGAATACGGCTTTTTTCATGTTCCTTCTGAATTAGTTGATGTTAGTATTTCTAAAAGAGATGACCACAAAATTAAAAAATTAATTATTAATGAATATTGTAAAAAATATAATATTGATAATTTAACATTTAATTCTTACTCTATTAAAGGATTTATTGATGATATTAATAAACAATTATTTATTGAAGTCGTTTATCCTTGGCTTTCCGTTAAATATAATAAAAAA